ACTCATCAAGGCCACGACACCTCGCCGCCAGGCCACGTGCATGCTGGCAAAAGCCGCCATGCGCCGAGATTGGCCGGTGGGCGGCTGGGCCGGCCGCCAGCTCGTCATTCGACTGACTCGCCACGTTCAGTACCGAGGGCGCGCCTACGACGACGACAACACCGCCAGGGCCCTCAAGCCGTACCGCGATGGCGTGGCCGATGCGTTGCGCGTCGACGATGGCAGCGAGCGGCTGACGTGGGTCGTCGACCAGGTGCGCGACGGCCAGCGCGGGGTGACGGTCGAACTGTGGGTGCGACCATGAGCGACCTCGTTCGAGCCTCACGCGATTTTCGCCGCGCAGCCGTCAAGTTCAGTGACGCCCTGCACGAGTTCGCCGCGGGCCGCAAACTGGGCTGGCGCGAATTGCAGGCGCGCTCGGCACCCGGCGAATGCCCGCTGTGTGGCGAGCCGCTGGCCACCTGGGATGGTACCGGCCGCAAGCCGGTGACGTGCGGTGACGAGATTTGTCGCCGGGCGTGGCACCGGTACTGGCGGAGAGACCAACGCGCGCTGCTGGCGTTGGAGCGGGCCGGGAAGGCCAAAGTCAGGCCACGCAAACGAGCGCTACGGGGTCAAATTTCGACGAACGGCACCCAAACCGACCCAGGACATGGGTCGACACGAAACGACGCAAGGGAGGCCGCACCATGACCGACATCGACACCCGAAGTGAAGCGCGCAGGTCGGCAGAGCGACTGCTGACGCTCATGCAGCGCGGCACCATCATCGAAGAGACCAGCGCACGCCACGTCATCGAAGCGCTGCTCGCCGAAGAGGCGGCCTTGCTCGACCAGAATCGACGACTGGCAGCGAAGGTGATTGAGCGAGGCACCCCGTGAGCCTCGCCAGTCGCATCGCCGCGAAGCTGGCGCCGAAGAAACCGAAGCCCACACCATCATCGGCGGGAATTATTCCACCCCCTCCCACCGAGGGAAGTGCGGCCAAACGCGATCAAAATATTCGCGAAATTATTCGAGCGGTACCGGGCAACCAGTTTGGCAGAAAGACAGGTGGCACTTGAGCCGCATGGTCGACGAGCAGCGCCGCGAAGACGCCCTGCAGGCCCGGGTTGAGCGCGCCAAGCAAGAGTGGGCGACATACCCGCGGCTGGGTGCCTGGTTGCTCGAGGGCGTGACGAAAGCCGAGCAGGCCCGTCGGATGGGTGTCAGCCGAGAGAAGCTCGAGCGAATGCTCGTGTGTGCAGGGCTGTCGACGCGCGTCGAGGCGGTGCTCTGTGCGTGGGTGAAGTCTTGCCGAAAGCGTGAGGTGCGCGATGGCGAAGCGGAAACGTAAGCCCGCTGCCAACAGCGGCGGAACAGCGGCGAAGCCACCAATCGGCCGCAGGTTTCAGCCCGGCCAGTCAGGCAACCCCGAGGGGCGACCGAAGACCGACCCCGAGCTGGTCGAGGCTTTCCGGGCACGCACCCCCCAGGCGCTCGCGGTGCTCGACAAGGTGATTGGCGACTACCTCGAGGGCTCCTACGTCGACGACGAAGGGCACGCGCACGAAGCCCCGAAGGCCAGCGACGCGGTGAAGGCGAGCGAGGTGACGTTGAATCGCGCATGGGGCACCGCGCCCGCCACAGTCAAATTGGAAGCAGCCGTGAAGGCCGAGGTCAAACATGGAGTCGCCGCAGAGCCCATCGCCATCGACCCCGAGCGCGCCAAGCGCCTCGTCACACTCCTCGTTCGAAGCGGTGTATTCGTCGCCGGAGTTGCAGGCGCTGCTGACGCCGAGACTGACGAAGTACATTCCGTGGGAGCCGACGGAAACACAGACGGCGTTTCTTCTGTGCGACAGCCATGAGGCCCTCTACGGCGGCGCGGCTGGCGGCGGCAAGTCGGTCGCGCTGCTCATGGCGGCGCTGCAGTACGTCGACGTCCCGGGGTACCACGCGCTCATTCTTCGCCGCACCTTCGCGGCACTGTCGAAGCCGGGCGCGCTCATCGACCTGGCTCACGACTGGCTGCACGGAACCGATGCGGTTTGGAACGAGTCACGCAAGCAGTGGACGTTCCCCAGCGGCGCGACGCTCAGTTTCGGCTACCTCGACACCGAGAATGACAAGTACCAGTACCAGGGCGCGGCGTACCACTTTATCGGCTTCGACGAGCTGACCCAGTTCACCGCGTCGCAGTACCGGTACCTCTTCAGTCGACGCCGTCGACCGAAGGACCTCGGCAACGTGCCGCTGCGTACTCGCTCAGCCAGCAACCCAGGCGGCGAGGGCCACGAGTGGGTGTACCAACGCTTCTTCGTCGAGGGCAAAAAGGCGAAGCGCATTTTCATTCCCGCGAAGCTGGCCGACAACCCGTACCTTGACGCGGCTGAATACCGCCAGTCACTCGCTGAACTCGACCCCATCGAGCGCGCGCAACTCGAGCACGGCGACTGGCGCGTGAAGAAACAGGGCGACTGGTTTCACGCCGACTGGTTCGAGGTCATCGACTTCGAGGCGGTACCGATTGCAGGCGTGCGGTGGGTGCGGCACTGGGACCTTGCCAGCACGAAGCCCAGCGAGCGCAACAAGGAGCCCGACTACACTGTCGGCCTCAAAATGGGCGAGCGCGACGGTACGTACTACATCGGCCACATCGAGCGCTTTCGCGAAGGGCCGACCGAAGGCGAGGCGCGCATGGGCAGCATCGCGAAGCGTGACGGCGCCGACGTCGAAATCACCACCGAGCTTGAGCCTGGCTCGAACAGCCGCTACGCCGCCAACTCGTGGGCTCGCGGCATCTTCAAGGGCTACGCGTACGAGGCGGTACCGGCCACCGGCGACAAGCGCCAGCGCGCCAAGCCCTTCGCCACGGCCGCCCGGCAGGGGCGCGTGAAGCTCGTGCGCGGGCCCTGGGTTCAGCCCTTTCTCGACGAGCTGGCGGCCTTCCCGGGTGGCCCCAACGACGACCAGGTCGACGGCGCGTCAGGGGCTTTCGCTCGCCTGCATTCGGGTGGTGTTGACGGGAAAATACCGAGCAAGCCGCTCAAGCCGAAGCTGCGGGGCCTGGCCGCCATGTCGCTGTGAATGTAAGGAGAGATCATGCCCAAGAAGCCAAAAGAACCAGACTGCGGCTGCATTGCCGAGAAGAGCGGCTGCGTGTTCCCGGAGACGCTGGCCGAGCTTGAGAAATCGAAGGCCCTCAGCATCGAACTGGCGACGGCGCTTCAAGGCATGCTCTCCGCCAGCTACGCCAGCGACGAGAAGACCTATTTCGACGCGCCGCACAACGCCCGCGCGGCACTCGGAAAGGCGCGCGCCGCCGGCATCTTGCCGCCCAACTTGAAGGTCCCCGAATAAACTGTCGGTGTAGAACCCCCCACATCGCAGCGGGTTGCCTGCACGTGTGGCCCGCACTGCGACTCAGAAAAAGCGTCTCGCGGCGGGCAGCCGAAACACGGCGCCGTCTGAGGTAGGAATTTCGGGTACGACGAACTGGCGGGGCGACCCGCTGGCCGAGTCGAATTCGAACCTGCTTCACCAGGCGGCATTCGGCACACCGGGTACGCGCACGTGGGGCGAGTGGGAAAAAATCGCTCGCACTGACCCCGACGTCAGCGCGGTACTGGACTTCATCGTCTCGCCGCTCCGCGACGCACGGGTCGACGTCGAAGCGGCTGAGCATGAAGACATCGACCCGGCCGTTGCCCAGCAGCAGGCCGACTTCGTGCGCTGGTGCTTGCTCGAGCGCTCTGAGCCTCGGTGGACCGAAACCATTCAACAGATGGTGCGCGGCTCCCTGATGTTCGGCCACTCGGTGCACGAGGTGGTGCTGGGGCAGGTCGAACACCCCACCTTGCCCGCGGGCGTGGGTGTCGGCCTGGTGCGGCTCGCTCAACGCCTGCCGTCGTCGATTCATCCGACCAATGGCTGGGAAGAGGCGGTGCTCCCCGACGGCCGGCGCGAGCTTGCGGTCATTCGGCAGGTCGGCCAGCAGGGTGACAAGTGGTCGAGCAATATCGAGCTGCCGGCCGACCGCGTCTTGCTGCACTCGTGGAACCGCGACGGCAACAACTACCGCGGCTTCAGTGCGTTTCGTGCCGTCTGGTACGTGGCGAAGATTCGCGAGCAGCTGCTGAAGCTGGTCGGCATCTCGCTGGTGCGTGAAGGCGCGGGCATTCCGGCCGCCGTCAGCCAGGGAAAAGACGGTACCTCGCTCACGCCGAACCAGCGCAAGTCGTTGTCGCGGCTGCTGGCGAACCTGGTGGTGCACGAGAACGCCAGCGTCGTCATGCCCAACGGCTGGGACATCAAGTGGATTTACAGCCCGGGCGCGAACAAGGGCCACGTCGTCGAGACGTACAACGCCCTCGGCACGCTCATTCTTCGTCAGCTCGGCGCCCAGCAAATGGCCCTCGGTACCGGCTCGACTGGTTCGCGCTCGGTCGGCGAAGTGCACAACCAGGTGGCCCAGGCGTACATCGGCGGCGTGCGGGCAGGCCTTGAGGCCGTGCTCAACGGCACCGGCGACAGGCCGTACACGGGCCTGACGCGCAAGCTGGTCGACGCGAACTGGGGGCCGCAACCGGCATACCCCACCATCAAGCTCACGCTACAGAAGCCGCAGCTGTCGGGCCTCGAGAAGATGCAGGCCATCGGCGCCGCGGTGACTGCCGGCGCGCTGACCATCACCACCGACGACGAGAACACGGTGCGTGAAGAGTTGGGTTTTGGGCCCATCGATGACGAGGCGCGCCAGGCGCTTCGAACACCGCCCGCCCCTGCGCCGCTGCCAGCTATCTTGCCGAAGCCGCAACCCGGCCCCATCAAGCAGACCCGGCTGACCGCGGTCGACGGCGTCTTCACGCCAAAGCGGCCACTGCGCCCGTCTGAGCAGCGCCTCGACCTGGCGCGCATGGACCAGTTTCTCAACACGGCCCGTCAGCGCTTCGAGGCCGACGTGCGGCCGCTCGTCGTCGAGGCCCTGGTGCGTGCCCAGCCAGCCATTCACGCGGCCATGGCGAGCGGCAAGCCCCAAGACGTCGCCAAGGTACCCATCGACTTCAGCCGCGTGCACGGGGCCATCAAGGCCTTCGTCGACGGGGCCAGAGCCGAGGGCGCGAAGAACGTCAAGGCCGAGCTGTCGAAGGACACCGGCGCGAAGGTGGCGAAGGAACGCGCCCAGGGTGACCAGTCGATGGCGCCCGTGCGCTTCGCTGCCGACGAAGAAGACAAAGACACCGCGCCCGTCGACGACGCCGACGCCGTCGCCGAGGCCCAGCAGCTGGCGCTTGCCCGACGCATGGAGCAACGCCTGCGGGCCGAGCTCGAGAACGAGGCCATTGACGCCCAGCGCACCGGTGACAGCGAGGGCGAAGTCGTCTCGCGCACCTTGGCCAACCAGCTCGAGACTGGTGCGTTTCGGGCTGACGCGGGCTTCGTGCTGACCCGCGCCTTCAACGTAGGCCGCGACGAAGCGGCTCGACTCATGGGTGGCGTCAGCGAGGTGGAGTACTCGGCCATTCTCGACGGCCGCCAGTGCGACGCGTGCGACTCGATGGACGGCCAGAGCGCGCCCTTCGGCTCGGCTGAGCACGACGCCCTCGTGCCGCCCAACCGCGACTGCGACGGTGGCAACAACTGCCGCTGCATCTTGACCTACGTGCCGGCCGACAACGGCACCGACGACGGAGCCGACGAATGAGTGCCCTTCTCCGACTCGAGGGGACCGCCCTCGCCACCGTGAAGAATGCCGGTGGGCCAAAATGGAACAAGCTTTTCCCGGTCAACACCACCCGGTACCGCTCTGACTTCCCGGGCGGCCAAATCGATTTCACGCCCGAATTCTTGAGCGCGATGATCACCAACTGGTCGCGCGTCGGCTCGCCTGGGCTGCCGGTCGACTACGCCCACGACGAGAAGGGCGTTGCCTCGGGGTGGATTGAAGGCCTCGAGCTGCGCGAAGACGGGCTCTACGCGGCCATCCGTTGGACGGACCCAGCCCGGGCCGCCATTCAGGCCGACGAGCTTCGGTACCTCTCGCCCACCTTCGCGACCGACGGCGACGACTCGGCCACTGGCTTCTCTCAGGGCCCAACTCTGTACGGGGCGGCGTTGCTCAACACGCCCTTTCTGCAGGACCTGCCGCGCGTGGCGGCGACTGCGTTTCCCACCCACGCACTCACCACCACCCAGAAAGGCAACACAATGGACCTCACCAAGTTGGCGAAAGCCATTTGCACGGCCCTCGGTCTCCCCGACGGCACTGACAACGAAACCATGCTCACCACGCTGGCGAAGGCCTTCGCGCCCGCGCCTGCTGTCCCTGCTCCGACTGGCCCCGCGGCCGTGAAGACGGGCAACCCGCACGTGGGTGACGTGCCTACCTCGCAAGGCCCGGCCGACACCGCACCCAAGACACCGACCGCACCCACCGCGGCCGACACCATCGGCGCCATTGGCGACAACGAAGGCTCCCCCCAGTCGCCCACCATCAAACACCCGGTGTCGATGGGCGCCGAGTCGCACGCCCTGCGCCTCGAGCTGGCCAACAAGGACGCGCAGATTCGTCAACTGTCGGCGCGCATCGGCGCCATTGAGACCGAGAAGTTCGCCAGCGACGTGCAGCGCTTGAGCGAGCGCCTCATTCGCGAAGGCCGCATCATCTCGGCCCAGGCGACGACCGTCGAGCTGATGGCGCGCAAGGCGGGCATCGCTGAAGCCGAGAAGTTCTTCGGCTCAATGCCTGTCGTCGTGAAGTTGGGCTCCGTCGGCGTCGATGCCGAGCCCACCGACGAGCAGACCGTCGAAGAGAAGAAGAAGCAGTACTGGGCGGCTGTCGACCTCGAGCGCTCAAAGAATGGCGTGCCGCTCACCGAGGCGACCCGTCGCGTCAACCGCGCCCAGCCTGACTTGGCTGCGGCCATCACCCTCACCAACAAGAAGGCGTCGGCCAAGTCGGTCGCCTGAATTTCACCAACTGAAAGGAATGCACCACCATGGCTGATTTCAATCTTCTCTCAACCTCCCCGCACTCGCTCAAGGCGAATGCCACCATCGAAGCCAACCGCTTCTGCAAGCTCGACGCGACCGCCGACGGCCTCACCATCAAATGCGCGGCCGGTACCGACATCGCCGTCGGCGTCTCGATGAAGTCGGCAGTTGCCGGCGAGTCAGTCGAACTGCAGCACATCGGCAAGGCGAAGCTGGTGGCCGGTGCGGCCATCGCCCGCGGCGCGCAGGTGACTGCCAACGCCTCTGGCCAGGCCGTCACCGTCGCCGCCGGCAACATCTCGCACGGCATCGCGCTGCAAGCGGCCGGTGCGCTCAACGACGTCATCGAAGTTCTTCTCACCCCGCTTCCCAACCTCAACGGCCCCGTCAACTGACGTCGGTTGAAACAGAAAGGACACTGCAATGATCGACATCAGTTCAATGAAGACCTCTTCGGCGCTCGCAGACTTCTCACTGCGCGCTGCCAACGAAATGGTCGACTTCGTCGCCGACGAAGTCTTCACGCCCTGCATCGTCAGCAAGGCGCAGTTCAAGTACTACCAGTACGACCTGAGCAACTACCGCGAGGTGGACACTCAGAAGGGCTCGAAGGCCGAGGCCGACAAGGTCGACTACGGGGCGTTCGCCAGCAGCGCGAAGGCCGAACTGCACAAGCTCGCGGGTGAAGTCGACCCGCAAGACGAGCGCGACGCTGACGAATCGGTCGCTGACCTCGAGCAAGACGTCGCCCTCACGGTGATGGAACGCTTGATGATCAAACGCGAGCGCCTCATGGCGGGCATCGTCTCGACCGCGGGTAACTACAACGCGGGCTTGACCACCACCCTGGCGGCCGGCTTCAAGTGGTCTGACCCGGGCGGCGACCCAGAAGCCGACGTCGTGACGGCCAAGAAGGGCGTCAAGGGCATCTGCGGCCGCATGCCCAACGCCATGGCTCTG